AACGGCATCTTCACCTTCACCGTTGCATAATAACAGACCGGAGGCGCGGCTATGGTTGTTCTCGTAAACCGTGCCAAGATGGGCACCGCCACGACCGGGACCGGGACAATCACTCTCGGTTCCGCTGAAACCGGATATCAGTCGTTTGCTGACGCGGGCGTGACTGATGGTCAGGTGGTGCGCTATGTGATCGAGGATGGCACGGACTGGTAGATCGGCAGCGGCACCTACACCGCCTCTGGCACTACCCTGTCGCGCACTGTCAGCGAGAGCAGCAATGCCGACGCTGCGCTGAACCTAAGCGGCTCTGCGGTGGTTTATGTGTCGGCTGCGGCTGAAGATATTCCTTCGCTTGAGTTGTATGCTGAGAACCCAAGCAGCCCTACTGCTCCAAGTGCAACCGGCACGAATGCTGTGGCGATTGGGAGTGGTGCGACAAGCACTGACACAAACACTGTTGCGATTGGCGGTGGAGCGGATGCAACTGGAAGCCAAGCCTTCAGCCTGGGCGTCAATTCTATAGCATCTGGGCTTAGGTCGATTTCTTTTGGTTCAAGTTCATTCACTAATAACACAGATGCAGTCGCAATCGGACCCAGCGCCCAAGCACAGTCAGTTGGCGGTCTGGCGCTCGGCCATGATGCAACAGTAATTACTGGCGCACAGGCAGTTGCAGTAGGGGACTCCTACGCCTCCGGCGCCGACAGCTTCGCAGCGGCCATCGCCAACAACACTTCAAGCTATGGTGCTACTGGGACTAACTCAGTGGCGGTTGGGTATCTGGCAAAGGCCTCTGGCAATTACTCAACAGCCATTGGGGACACTGCCCAAGCAACGGGACTAAACTCAATATGTATTGGGGACGCAGTTGCTTCTGGACGCGGCACAGCAGTTATTGATGGAGAGGGAAGCAGCACTCACTCAGGTTTGCGTGGTGTAACCATTGGATATAGCTCTAGCGGCACCGCTGACTACAGCTATGTGTTTGGCAGAGACGCAAGTGATCGGGGAATTAAATCAAGATTTGCGTTTAGCGGAAGCTCTTTCAACACTGATGGAGAGAGCCAGCAGGGTATGTTCCCTCTCCGCCTTGCAACTACTGACGCAACCCCATCTGCCCTTACGACAGATGGCGGCACCCCTTCTACCACAAACCAAATCATCCTGCCCAACAACTCTGCCTACGCCTTTCACGGCACCATCGTAGCCCGTCAGCAAGCCTCGGCAGGCACTGCATGTGCAGCATGGAAGATCGAGGGCTTGATCCGCAGGGAAGGATCGGCGGGGACGACAGTGCTGGTCAACTCTGCTACAACTGTTCTCGATAATACCCCCGGCTGGGGCATGGCGCTCTCTGCCGACACGACCAACGGTGGCCTGAAGATCGAGGTCACTGGCGCTGCTGCAACCAACATTCGCTGGGTTTGCACCTGCCATACTAGCGAGGTCACATACTGATGAATACTTTTGCGGACAAAATAGAACAACACACGGTGCAGGTCTCAGAAAGCGGCTGCATGATCTGGACAAGATGTGTTGATGGTCTTGGTTATGGTCGGCTGTTTTTTGACGGGCGTTCTGAGCGAGCACACAGGGTTTCATTTATGATGACATCCGGCTCCAGCATACCTGATGGAAAGCAGATCAACCACCATTGCGATGTTCGCTGCTGCGTTAATCCTGATCACCTTTATTTGGGTGATAAAAAGGAAAACGCAATGGACACGGTTAGGCGTGGACGTCATGCTGCTGGAAGGGCTGACGTTGTGGCTAAACAGTCGAAGACAATGACTGGCCGCTACGTTGGGGACAAAAACCCAAACTGCAAAATAAAAACTTGTGATCAGCCTATTATATTGGATCGCCTAAAGTCTGGCGAAAAGATGCAGGCTGTTGCAAAATCGTTTAACGTAAACCCTCAATACCTGTATGCTCAGGTAAAAAAATGGAGAAACGCTTATGGCGATCCAGTTGAACCTTGAAACCAGCCAGTATGGCACTCCCTTTGCTGGCGCTTACTTCCGCATCGTCACTGCGGCTGTCTCTCGGATGCGCGAGGGCGGCCCCAAGTTCATCGTCATGATTGACGTTGCTGGCTATGCCACTGCCGCGCCCGGTGACGACACTCGTGAGGTGGACTTCCGGCGCTACCATGCCGATCTGGTTGATGTGGAAGCTGCGGCTGGCGCTAACTTCCTCGACAAGTGCTATGCTTGGGTCATGGCGCAGGCAGACATGAACGGGAGCGTTGCGGTCTAATGAGCATTGTCATCGACTACACTAAGGGTTTTTTTGAACCGTCACCTGCTGGTGAGGCGGTCGGTGACATTGCATCCAGCACGCTTGATCTGGCCTCGGGCAATGTGTTCTCTGATGCACCCTCTGCCAACGTGACCTATGTGTTCAGCAACCCGCCCGCCTCTGGCACTGCCTATGGCTTCACGCTCAAGGTAACGCCCTCTGCGACCGTGACTGTGACTTGGCCTGCCTCGGTTGACTGGGCTGGCGGCACGGCTCCTGACGCCCCTGCCAGCGGCGAGACGGATGTGTATGCGTTCTACACGCAGGATGGCGGCACCACCTACTACGGCTTCCAAGCTGGGGATGCGATGGCATGAGCATTGCGAGGCTAATGCAGCAAGCGGCGGCTGGTGTGCCTACTGGCGGTGGGGTTGTCTGGACCGACCCTGACCTAGCTAATGCGTCTTATGACAGTGTTAGCTTTAGTGTGGCTGCTGAGGATGGTGTTCCTCTTGGGATGTTTTTCAAGCCTGACGGTGCAAAGGTATATATTCTTGGAGGTGCAGGTGATGAAGTAAACGAGTATGACCTAAGTGTAGCTTGGGATATTTCTACTGCATCTTTTAATCAAGTATTTGACGCCTCAGCACAAGGCATAGGGCCTAACGGCCTGTTCTTCAGTTCAGATGGAACAAAGATGTATATTCCCGAGGGAATAAACAGAGTTGTAAATGAATATAATTTAAGCACCGCTTGGGATGTGTCTACTGCGACTTACTCTCAAAACTTTTCTATCTCATCTCAAGACACAGCGCCGCAGGAATTGTTTTTCAAACCTGATGGCACAAAAATGTATCTTGTTGGTGGCGCAGGGGATGATGTAAATGAGTATAGCCTAAGCACAGCTTGGGATATCTCCACTGCATCTTATGTTCAAAATTTTAGTGTCTCCGCTCAGGAGGCAAACCCTCATTGCATTTTTTTCAACCCAGATGGGACCAAAATGTATATTGCGGGATCATCGGGCGATGACGTAAACGAATACAATCTGTCGTCTGGGTGGGATATTTCCACAGCCTCTTACGTTCAGAACTTCTCCGTTGCATCGCAAGAGACAAGCCCTAGAGGTTTGTTTTTCAAGTCTGACGGCTCCAAGATGTATATTGTTGGTGTTACTAACGACACCATCTACCAATACTCAACCGCCTAAGGAGCAACCATGCTGCTAGTCAAAACCGCAAACGGACAGGTAGAGCAATTCCCCTACACGCTCGGAGACCTTCGCCGTGATAACCCGCAGACCAGCTTCCCGAAAAAGATTGGTGATGCGATCCTCGCCAGCTACGGTATCTTCCATGTGATGCCTGACCCGCAGCCTGAGCATGACCCTCTGGTCCAGACTGTCGTGCGGGATGCAGAGCCGCACCGTGAAACCCGGATCAAGCAAACGGGCGATCTGGAACCTGCTGACGTAGCCGTTGGCGACAGCTATGAGACTGGCCGTTGGGTGATTGGCTACACTGTCGTCAACAAGCCGCAGGATCAGGCAGAGCAGGCGGTGCGTAACCAGCGTGATCGACTGCTGTCGGATAGCGACTGGCGCGCCCTGAGCGACAACACCCTGTCGCCAGCTTGGGCATCGTATCGTCAGGCGCTTCGTGATATTACTGCACAAGAGGGCTTCCCGTATAGCGTGACGTGGCCCACCAAGCCTTGAGGTAAGCCATGCTCGGTTTCTGCCCATTAGCCTCTGCGCCCCTAGCGGATGATGGGGTTGTCGCAGCAGTCGGCGTTACGATTGACTCACCGGCGGCAGACATCACCTTAGCCGTTTCCGCCCCGAGCATCTCGCTTGGTGCCGCCGTTCTCTCCCCTGCCGCTGACATCACGCTGGCCGGTCAAGCGCCGTTCATCTCGATCACCACGCAGGTCGTCGTCCCTGCGGCAGACATAGCCATCGCTGCCAATGCCCCTGCGATCAACGCCGGTAAGAGCCTTGCAATCCCGGCGGCGGATGTTGCGATTGCAGGGTTGGCGCCGGCGATCAACGCAGGCAAGCGGATCGATGCGCCGGCGGGCGACATCGGCTTTGGCATCCTTGCGCCGCAGGTGCAGAGCGGCAAAGCGCCCGTCGTCCCTGCCATCGATTTCGTCATCGGGCCGCAGACGCCGGCGATCAGGGCCGGCAAATCTATCGCGCCTCCTGCCGCCGATGTAGCCCTGGCCGGCACCGCGCCGACGATCTCGACCGGCGTAGCCATCTTCGCGCCGGCGGCCAACATCGATGCGGCCCCTGTTGCGCCGATTGTTTCGACAGGCGCGAGCGTGTCGGCTCCTGTCGCGGCGGTCTCCATAGCCGGCGTCCCGCCGACGATCTCGACAGGCGTTTCCGTCTCGGTCGGTTCTGTCAGCATCACCATCGCCCCGGTCGCCCCGATGGTCACGATCAGCTACAGAAAGGCTGTTCATGTGACGGGGATTTCTGCTAATATCGTGACTGTGAACGCCACCCCGAACGATGCCGAGATCGACGTAACGACGCCCAACATCG